GGTAAATACCGAAATAACCAGCCATAGCTACAACCCCGGTTCCGCAATGGCGGCCGAGGGCATCCCCTTCCCGTTCCTGCAGGCCGCCGATCTGCTGGTTACGCATGTGGCGGACGCCACCGGGGTGCGATCGACGCTGACGCTCGACATAGATTATGTGGTCACAGGCAACGGGGCGCTGCAGGCGGGGACGATCACTGCAAGCGACGAATGGCCGGCGGCCGATCTGTTCCTGATCGAGCGGGTGACCGAGCTGAAGCAGAAGGCGGTGATCCGCCCGGGAGAGCCAGTGCCCGCCGTAGAGCTGGAGCGGACCCTGGACAAGGCGATGATGGGGGCGCAGGAAAACCGGCGCGACATAGCCGATGTGATCGCCCGCGCGCCGCTGTTGCCGATCGAAGGCGCCGTTCCCGGCCAATTCCTCGTCGTGCTCCCCGACGGAAGCTGGGGCAGCTCTGGCGGGACCGGCGCTGACGAAGGTCTGCGCGAAGATCTGGCTGCGCCTGTCGGAGCGCAGAATGTCGGTTTTGTCGCTGATGGCGATGATGCGGTGGAGGGCGCCGTGCTGGACGAGCTGCGCCGTTCGGTTTGGCTGGAGCACTATGGCGCAATCGGTGACGGTGCTGTCGATTGCACTGCGGCCTTTATACGCGCGGTCCATGCGCTGCGTGGCCCAGGGTACACCTATTCAACCGATGGCTTGGGAAGTGGCCCGTTCACTTCCTACCGAAGCGGTGTGCTCGAGCTTGGCGAGGGCGTGTTCAAGGTGTCTCCCGATCTCCTGAGCTTTACCCAGGACAATGGTTTGGTTGTCCGGGGGCGAGGCAGCCGCCGAACCACTAATGCCAATCGCGGACGAACCACCATTCTGGTCAGCGGTGCTTCCTCCGGATTTGGCCTTCAGATGAAGGCGAACGGGGCGCGGGCACTTCATATCGAAGACCTTGATATATGCTATGCTGACGAGACCTTCACCGGCGACCTTCTCGATTTCTATTCCACACCCGGGGTCACGCTGTCGCGGGTCTACGTAGGCACCTATGGGCGAACTGCTGTCGAGCGGAAACAAACCGCACGCTCTCTCGTCCGGTTGACCTATGACGAGTTTTTCCACGCGCAAGACTGCGTCTTCGATGGCGCCGTCGACGGCATCTGGTCCGACGACACGAGAGGCCCATCGGAAGGGTTCAGCCCGTTTGGGGGAAGCCAAACGACTCTCGTGAATTGTGTGTTTTACGACTTCACGGGCCGGATGATCCGTCATGACGGAAACCGCACGCGAGCCGGCCTGACCATCCAGGGCTGCGCGTTCAACCCTATTGTCGTCAACTGCACCCGATCGATCGACCTCAACAATGTTGATGGCTTTTGCTTTATCGGATGCGGATTCGGTGGATCGACATCTTTTTACGCCGGCACGGAATGGGTTCGCCTGATCAATGTGACCGGCGCCATGCACGGCAACTGGTTTGGGGATCATTCCAAGGCCGGGACCCTGAACGGCATGCTCGATCTGCGCGGTAACAACGCCTACTGCACCGATGGATTTACGCTTAGCGGCGGCGTTTTCACGGGCAGCGCCAACGAGTTCGCGAAGATCAGCAACGCCGACGGCGCCGGCTTCAAGATCGTGCCAACGACCAGCCTCGCTTTCGACATCGGCCCCGATCTCGCCAAAGCTGCCTGCAACCGGCTCTACGATGTGCCTGCGGACAATGCAGCGATCGCGGGGCGTTTCCGATACGATCGGCAGTCCGACGCTTCGGTCAACGCATTCCGCAACCTTAGCACGCGGGTACAAATCGCAAATATCGATGGTAAAATTGTCAGCGTCAGTGACTCCGTATCTGTGCTCGATATTCGCGATACCGGCAGAATCATCGCCGCCACCGGCGGGGCAGGGCAGGCCTTCACCCTACCGACCGCAGTGCCTGGCACGAAGTTACGCGTGCTGAAACTTTCGACGCAGGCGCTACAGGTATCGCGACCTTCCGGCACTTCGCTGTTTACCGGCACCGGTGCCAGCAAGGACAGCATCTCGGCAACCAACGCTGGGGACGTTGGTGGAAGCCTCGAGTTTCAGGGGGTGGGTGGGCCGGCGTGGATTCTCACCGGGATCGTCGGCGCATGGACCCAGGCATGAATCCGGGCGGGGTTCCCGTATACGATCGCGCCGGCGGGCACGTTCTTCGTAATGACGGCGCCCATACCTATTACCGCGCCTGCGCCTATGATGAGCGGACGAGTGGGCGTTCCGTTTCGAATGACGGCATGCGCCCCCACGGTGACGCCATCCCCGATCCGGACATTGCCGCAGCAGGTGGCGCGAGGTCCAATCGTGACAAAATCCCCGATCGAGCAGTCGTGCGCGACGAAAGCAAAGGCATTCGCATGGAAATGCGCGCCAACTTTAGCGCCAGCTTCGATCACGACCTGATGCGCAATGATAGCGCCGCCTGCGATTTCAGCCCTTTCCGAGACAATCGCCGTATTCGCACGCAACGTTCCCGGCGAATGCCGGGCGTACCGACTGGCGATGCTCCGCCTTACGTCGGGCTCAGATACACTGATCACAAGTTCGGCAATGCCGACATCCACAAGCTTGGTGACAGGATAGCCAAAGAACTCCCGGACCTGATCATCTGCAAAGAAAATCTGATGACCTTGGTCGGCCAGCGCGGCGACGGTATCAATCATTTGGACCGCGAAACCGCCCGTCCCGAAGATGGCAATTCTCGACATCGGGTGAATTTATCACCGCCGCGACTCTCGGCCAAGCAGGAAGTCGGCAAAGAATGAGCTGGCTGGTGGACAACTGGCCCATGCTGCTAACGGCCGGCGGATCGCTGGGCGTGGGCGGCGTGCTGGCGCGGCTTTACGACCGGATGCTGCAGCATAGCCGCGAGAAACGGAAGCAGACCGACAATGTCGCGCTGGATCTGGTGCAGCAGCAGGCGCAGCGGATCACGATGCTGGAAGCCGGCCGAGAGAGCGACCGTGGATCGGCGCGGCTGGAAAACGAGCTGTGCCACAAGAATCTGGAGATCGTGCAGCAAGAGCTGAACAATCTGGAGGGGACCTTCGACGGGCTATTGCTCGCGCTTAAGCACTCCGATCCGGAAAAGCATCCGATCATCATCGCCGAAGTGATCGCCGCCCGGGAGGGCAAGCGCGAGCGGCGGGCAAGCTTGCGCGGCGAACTTCGGCAGGACGTGCAGGTGGCGGTGAGCGCGCACCGGCTGGTGAGGGATGCGGCAAATGGCGCGTGAACGACTGAGCGAGCATTTTTGGCTGGACGAACTGCTGGTTTCGTCCGTGGCGGACGAGCGCGGAATCGCCAACGATCCACAGCCGGCGCATCTGGAGAATATGCGGCGGCATCTTGCGCCGGGGCTGGAGCAGCTGCGCGCGCTCATTGGCGGCAAGCCGATCGTGGTGATGAGCGCATACCGGAATCCGGAAATAAATCGCCTGGTGGGCGGCACGGCGACGTCGGCGCATCCGCTGGGCTTTGCCGGCGACATCCGCGCCGCTGGGCTTTCCTCGCTCGATCTCGCGCGGCGCATCGCCGCCGCCATGACGGCAAAGGCGATCAAGATCGACCAGCTGATCTGGGAAAGCGGGCGCAACGTCGTTCACGTCAGCTTCGATCCGCGCGCCCGCATGATGGCAGGGCGACAGGCCGGCGGGCCGCGCACCGCGATCAACTGGCGGTATTTCCGATGAGCGCGTCCCCCCTCGAATGCTCGCAGCGGCAGGAGCTGCGCGTGCTGATGATCATCGCCGGCGGACTGATCGCGATCTTGCTGGGCATCGTGCTCGGGCTCTTCCTGACTTCGCGCCCTGGCATGGCCGTGCCGAATTGGGCGGAGAACGTGCTGGTTGGCATCGCCTCTGTCACCGGATTGCGGCTGGGCGATTGCCTTAGCTCGCTCGTGCAGCTCGCGAGCGGCCGGCAGATCCAGCAGCTGGGCACGCAACTGGCCGCCGCGCCGGCGCCGGGATCGCTGGACGTGAACGTGACGAACTCGGCCGCGAACCCCGTGCCGATCGAACAATCAGGAGATAGCAGATGAGCAAGGTCGGGCTGGAAGGCGTATTCAATGAAGTCAAGCCGGTAGCGCTGGGCTACGGCGCCGAGGGCTCGCCATGGCAGGCGGCGAGCGCAGCCACGCCGCTGCCGGTGGGGGCGCCGGGGACCGCCTACACCGACGCTTCGATCGCATCGTTGAGCGCCGGGCAGGCGGCACATACGGCGACGGTTCTGGCAGCGAACGCAAACCGCAAGGCTTTGATGATCAACCCTCCGGCGGATTGCATTCTGACCATCGCCACTGCCGCGACGGCAGGCTGGCCGCTGTTCGCAAATGTGCCCAACACGATTGTGGGGCAGGAATGCCCGACCAACGCGCTGTACCTGGTCGGCCTTTCGGCCGGCGCCGCCGTCACGATCTGGGAGGGCTGAGCTATGGCCGGATTTTCAGCCGCGGCATTCGGGGCAGCGAAGTCGGCTTCGGCCCCGCGCTTCCGGAACAATCGCGTTGCCCTGTTGGGCGACTCCATTGCCTACGGGAATAGTTTCCTGTCGGGGAACGCGCTCAAGCACTACGCGAAAGGTTATGTGAATTGGGCATCATTCCTCGGGCGCCAGCGCTGGATCTATGACCACGCGGACAACTTCGGGGTTCCGGGCGACAATACCAATGACGTTCTGGCCCGCGCGCCCGCGGCGCTCGCGGCCACGACGGCCGGGACGGTTATTCTCGACTGTCTCACGAACGACGGGCCGAACAGCGTCACGCTAGCGCAGTCGAAGACCAATTACCGACGGATGGTCGATATGGTCCTAGCCGCTGGACGCATCTGCGTTTGCGTCACGCCGAGACCTCGCGACATCACGGCCAGCGGGCTCACCCTGACGGCCGCGCAGCTCCGGGACCATCTGGCGCGCCGGGACTATGTTCTCAGCCTCGCGAACCCCGGCGGGGGCGTGTACGTCGTCGATATGTGGCGATACCTCGCCGATCCGGCGAGCGCGAACGGCGCGATGAAGACCAACTTCACCTATGACGGTCTCCATCCGTCGGTCGCGGGAGGCTATTGGGCTGGTCTGGCGCTCGCCGAATTGTTCGGCATCGGCCGATCTCCTGGCCTCTTTCCCTTCGTGGACGTGCTTCCGGGCCAGAATACCGACGTGTGGAACGCCTCGTATCCGCGCGGGTGTGTCAACTCGAATCCGATGATGCAGGGCGGTGCGACGGCGGCGACCGGCTATACGGTCAGCGGCGGCTCAGGCGTGACCGCCACGGGCGCGAAGGTCAGCCTGGCCGGCGGCAGGACAGATATACAGCAAATCACCCTCAGCGGGACCGCTTCGGCGAGTGCGGACGTGTTCGATTTCTATCAGACACTTTCGGCAGGAAATCTCACTATCGGCGATGTCATCGAAGCTTACGCGGAGGTTGAATATGACAGCATCGGCGGCCTTACGTCGCATGGCCTGTCGATAACTTCCACGACGGATTTCACGCACAATTCCGGTTTCCTCATGGACTCGACGGACATCAACGCGATGGTAATGCCGAGTCTGGCGGTTTCTGGCGTGATGCGCACCCCGAAGTTCACGCTTACTGATACGACGATTCGGGTGGGAATGAAGGGCCGCACGATCAACGGCCAGGCAGTGTCGGGAATATACCGCGTCGGAGCGATGGCCGTCCGAAAGGTATGATCGGGCCGTGCGACAAAGCCCACGCGGGAACGCCATGTCGCACAGGTTTTGCATGCTAAGCTATTGAAATTGCTAAGTCGTCGGAAAACTTACCTTTAGACGACGGGGCAATCGGGGGCTCCCCTAAGTGGCGGAAATGCGTGGGTCAAGGGCCTTGGCAGAGCGCCGTGCGACAAAAGCTTTGTCGCACGTGCGACAAAAACCGGCGACTCGGGCTAGCGCCGCTGCTTCTTTCCCGCACTGCGCATCTGGTGAAACCAGCCGGCGACGAGCCCGGCCGGCGATGGCACGTGCCGCGGTGTGGCGGGCGTGCAGGGCAGGATAAGCGCGTCGCGACCTCCGCAGCCCCGGCACGGGAAAAAGGGCTGTACGGCCCGCAGATCGCCGCTGAGGCCCCGCTTTTCGAAGTGCAGGTAGATAATCCCGTCCACCGTGTGGCCGCGTCCGCACCGGAAGCACCATAGCCGGACGTCGAACCCCGCGCGGTCGATTTCCTCCAGGGTGGCATAGCGCGGCATTGTTCACGCTGTGTTCCAATGCGCGCGATTCGGTCAATCTTGAGAATTAATCGGGGCCCAAAGCTCCGCGAGGTTCTCCCACCGCGGTCTGAGATACGCGATGATATCTGCTTCGTCGGCGCGGCACACTTTGACCGAAGCGCTTCGGAATGCACCGTGGCGCTGGTTCATAATGTAGATCTGGATGCGAGCGTAACGATAGTAATCGTCGCCGTTGTAGTCGCCCAGTTCCCAGCCTTCGCCCTCGCGCCAATCCCAGCGGAAAACGAGGTTGCGATCCATCTCCGCGTCGCCTTCGGCCTCCATAAACTCGGCCCAGCTTTCGAACAGCTTCTGGGTGCCGTTTTGATAGTAATTTTCGTCCGAACAGTAATAGTCGTGATCTACGTCCCAGAGATGTGTCACCCCATTGCCTCCCTCTGCTCGCGCTCCTGCAGGTAGCGGACGCCGTTGGCGACGCAGCGGCAGGCGCCGGCGGTGTCGCCGGGCATGTACACGTCCAGAATGGTCTTCTTGCCCAGCGCATAGTGGCCGCTCAAGGCGGTGATGTCCTGCGTGCGGGTGCGCGCATCCTTGTAGTGGATCATGCCGGTGCGGCGCAGATCGCGGAACTGGCACGAATCGATCGCGTCGGCCAGCGCAAAGTCTTCCTCCATGATCGCCACGGCCCAGGCGGCGCCCTGCGCCTCGCGGAAGCGGCGCTGGATCATCCATGCGGGCATGGCTTCCTCTGCCCGATCGGGATGGGGGAAGACATAGCCGCTGTTGCTGGCCTTCATCGCCGATTCGACTTCATCGTGGAGGAAGGGCGGCACGGGCGCGTCGATCCATGTTCCGGTCTTTTGCTGGCAGAGGCGGAAGCCCATCACGCGGCCGCGCGGATTGGCGAGCACGGCGGCGTCGCGCGGATCGACGTCGTTCATTTCGCGCCACGCCATGCGATTGAGGTTGCGGATATCGCCCTGCCGCTGAAGCTCCCAGAAAGCGAGCTCGAGCGCGAGGGCAAGCCATGCCATGTCTAGCTGGCGCGCGGCCTCGGCGATCGCGGCGCGCACCGGCTCTTCCATGCGGGTCTTGCGGGCCGGCGGCTCGGGAATGTCGCATTTCTCGGCAGCGTTTGCGGCGACGATCCCTTCGTCGACGGCGAACTGGAGAATGAGGCGCAGCACGCGCAGGATGCCGGCGGCGCGCCACGGGCTGCCCTTGACCAGCTCGTTGCGCAGATCGCGCACCAGCTGGCGATCGATGTCCCGCACCGGCAGCTGGCCGTCCATCGCCCAATGCTCGAGCGCGCGCAGGCGGCTGGCATATTCGGCCTTGGTGCTGGCGGCGAGGCCGCCACGGGCGGGCGGCTGGATCCAGCTGTCGCTCTTCTTGTAACGCTGTATGAGCTCGGCGAAGCGGACGATGCGCGGAATCTGGCGGCGCGGCGCGGATTCGGCGAGCGGCACGCCGGCGCGCAGGGCCGCGACCTGTGCGTTAAGCTCCATCGCCTGGGCGAAGGCGGCGGCCATATCGGTGCCGAGCTTGACGTTGACGAAGCCCGCGGCGCGCAGCGACTTGCTCGGCTTCCAGTGCCACACGGTGGCGCCGGAGGCGAGCGGCTGAGAGAACAGGCAGGGAATCTGGCGCTTCTTGGGCATTGCGGGCATCCTGTGCGGTGCTGGCGGGCGGCAGGCTAGTCCGGTGTAGGTTCGGGATCAATCGGAGCGGTGCCCTCCCCCCACACCGGAGCCTGGAGCCGAGCGGGCTCGGATGGCGAGCGCCGCCACTGCATCGCGGCAATTCCGAGCAACGTTGTTCTCGGGAGAGCCGTATTCGTACCGGGCAGCGATGCCGCTGCATATGGCTTTAGCGTGCTCGACTGCTGATCCCCAAGCTTCCCGCTCAGGATCGGCGCCCAGCACAGCCTCGTCGGTCGGGGTGGCTTGCTTGGGGGTGTTCTCTAGCGCGCGGCGCAGTGCTTCGATCTCGTCGCTATGGACGAGCCAGACCTTCTCGCCGTCATCGCCCTGCACGCCGACTTCGCGACCATTGCGAGCCTTGTAGGTGGACGACATGCGCTCAAGCAGCTCGGTCGCCGCTTGCACCAGCACCATGCCAGCGGGAACGCCCGCCTCGGGACCCTTCTTGCCGCTATAGAATTTCCCGCGGATCGCGTTCGACCAGTCGGATACCTCAGCATCCTCGCTGATCAGATCCCACACCGCCCGGCCGATTTCCGTCCATCCTTTTTCGGATAGCAGGGCGCTCTCGGCCGCTTCACCGATCGCCGAAAGATCATTGAGCGTCGGCTTGTGCACGCGAACCCAGCACTCGCCCGCCTCGTCTGAGGGTGCTGGCGCGGCATGGGCTTTCAGGGCGGTGGCGATTACATTGTAAGCCGCCTGATATGCCTCTTTGGAATGCGTAGGCTCGCACCCATAGACGGCAATGTAAGCCTCTCTCCACACGGTGGCGGCGCGCTCCAAAGCCCCACCCGCATCGTCGGGCACCGGGTTGGCGGCTTCATCGATCATCCGGCCCGCCAGTTCGGCTGCGGCCATTCCGTGCTGATGAAGCGAGCATTGAAAGCGCCGCTGTGCGATCTTCTCAAGATCAGCCCGGCGCACTTGAATGAACTCCCCCGGCACCGGTGCCCCGGAGTTGGTGAGGGCTGCTAGATCAGCCTGACGAACGCCGACAAGGTTCTCGTGCTGCTCTCGCCATTCGTCGCGGTCCGCAAATAGCGTGTCGAACGCCTGCGCGATCTCTGCCAGCGACTCCTTGATGGCATCGCGGGTGATACGCTTACACGCATTGTCCAGCGTTTCATTGCGCGGCATGGTTAGTCCTCCCGGAGCCGGTGAGGGCTTTCAACAGGCGGCGCAGATTTCCGCGCTTGATGCTGAAAGTGTAGTTGTCGAAGTCCGTGTCGTCGCCGAGCATTTCGGACAGCCGCGCCACAAGATCAGCCGCAGTTTCCCGTTGATTTTGCTCGTCGTGGCCTTCGAATGGCACTGGCTTGGAGGACCGATCCACCACGCTTGCTGGCGGCTGGGCGAAGGCGCTCCATGACGCACCCCTAGCCGCACGCTCGACAGTTGTCCGATTGACGCCGAACTTTCGGGCATACCTGGCAGCCCCCCATTCTCTGCTGGTTGCTTTGGCGCGGGCATCGCGGATTTCAGCAACTTGCTCCGGGGTGAGCCCGCGCGCCCGCTGCTCGGAAAGGCCGGGGTGATCGGTATCAGTCATGGCGTTTGAACCAGCTAAGCTCGCATCCGAGGAGGAGCATGTTGAAGAGCGTGATGTGCTGCTGATTACGGTCGCGGCGCGGCAGATGCGTGCGCAGGCCGATCAGGTCCCAATGCGTGTTGAACAGGAAGGACCAGCCGAGCAGAGTGAAGCGGACAGGGTTTCTCATCGCGCACCCCCCGTTGCGGATTGCTCCTGCTCGTCGGCGGGACTGAGTTTCTGGAATTCAGCGACGACGCGCTCGTAGGCGGGGCGATTGGCGGTATCGTCCAGAAACCCGGACGCCTTGAGCCGGGCCGACAGCGCAAACAGCGCGTCGCCCAAGCCCTCGAAATCCAAAGAGACGCCACCGCCCGATGAGGCTGAGAGCTTCTGGAGGGCGGCGCTGGCGATGCTGCGGATTAGGTCGCGCTCGCCGTTAGAGCCGTAACAGGCTGCATAGGACATCGGCCGATCCGATGTCGTGCCGTCCGCGTTCGTCCAGAACTTGCCGGTTTTCGGCATTTCCCAGCGCTCGATACGCTCCAACGTCTCCACCAGCGAAGCCAACTCCCCATGCTCGGGGGCGCCCTCCCCCACAGACGATGCCGGGGCGGCTGCGAGGGCTTTGGCGGTGTTTAGCTCATCTGCTGCGATGTCGTGGAAGAACACGCCTCGCTCTCTCGGCTCGATGCCGAAGCGCTCCAGCAATTCGATAGCTTCGTTGCGTGCGGGGCCAATCGCGGCGGGGTTGTTCGCCGAGCACCGGAGCGCGAATGCCACAAACGCGGCTTCCCGTTCCATCACCTCCGCAGGTGCGAGGGCGGGTTGGGAAAGGACGCTCAGCGGGTAGCGAGCACTGGTCTTCGCCGAGCATTCATCGCATGCCGGAAAGTACCGCCCATCGACGGTCTGCCAGGCACAGGCCGCCTGCCGATTACACTGATCGTCGAAGTCGCAGCGCAAGACAGCATCCACCCCCACCGCCTGCTCTTTGGCGTGGGCGAGGCGGTGCTCTTGCTTGAGCCAGTCGGTTGCAACTCGCAGCGCCGTGTCGCTGTAGCGGTTGCCGATAAGCTCTTGCAGCATTTCACGAGCGCGGCCTTCCACCAGCTCGCCCGCCGGGGTCGCGGTCTGCGGATCGGGGGTGCGAGCGGTCATGCGTCCGCTCCTTCCACCCACCAGTCGCCACCACACGCTTTGCAGCGGTAGTGAACATCCTCGTATCCGCCGCAGGAGCTTTCCCAATCGCGATACTCGACCTTTCCAGCGACGCCGCACTTCCGGCACGGCACTTTGCTGTTGATCGGCGTCCAGTCGGTTTCGTAGCCCATCACTCGGCCTCCGCTTGCTGGAGGGCGGCGCGAACGGCGGCAACGCGAGGGCCGACATATTCCCATTCAGGATTGCCGCTGGCGTTGCTCTCGGCGCTGGCAAGGATCGGCATCGCGCCAACCAGGGCATCGTGGACCGCGAGCAAGGCCGGCAGCGCATTTACCGCCGCAACCGCAAGGTCGATCTCCGTCCATGAGCCGATCGTGCCGTTTGCGATCAGCGCGCCCCGGCCCTCTTCGCCGCCGTACAGAAGCGGCTTGCCTGCGTTCGCACCACGCCTCCAAGGAAGGCCGTTGATGCTGGCGTGCTGTTGCGCTCCATCGAGCAGTTTGCGCAGATCGGCAATGACCTCAGGGGTCAGCGCGATAACGGGCGCGGCCTTGCGGAAACGGTCAGGCCCACCCACCGCCGCGGTCTGGTTCGAGGGGGTGCGTTCGGCGCGCATCAGTGGAGCCCCAGCGCGTTGCGATAGGTTTCAAGAAGCGCGTCGTTTTCGTCGCGGGCATTCTTGTCCATGCGGCGCAGGCGGACGATGGCGCGCATTGTCTTGACGTCGAAGCCGGTGCCCTTCGCCTCGGCATAGACATCCTTGATATCGTCGCCGATGCCGCGTTTCTCTTCCTCAAGCCGTTCGATGCGTTCGATGAACAGGCGCAGCTGCTCGGCGGAGATGCTATCGCTCATCGCGAGATCCTTTGCTGGAGAAGAGGGAGGGCGGACGGCGGGATGCCGTCGAAGCCGACGTAGAGCTGGGTGGCGCTGACGGCGGGGCGATCCTGTTCGCCGCTGCGGGTGAGATGCCAGCCGTGGCAGCGGATGCAGGGATAGACCCAGAGGCGCTTGGCCCCGCCGCGGGCGCCGACCGAGAGATGCGATTGCGCGCCCATGCGCGCCGCGATCTCCGTGTCGTAGCGGGCCTTTTCCGGGCAGCAATCGGTGGGATCGCGCGGCACCAGCACCCGCCGGCCCTGATATTTCAGGATGAACACTTCGCCCACGCTGCCCTCCCCTTGTATCGGTTCATTCGGCCGCCTCCGGCCAATCCTCGTCGCGATCGCCGGTGATGCGATTGGCGAGCGCATAAGCCTGGGCGGCGCTGACGCCGGCCGTGGTGCGGGCAGCGAGCTGAGGCGCCATGTGCTCGGCGGCGAGGCGCTTCCATTCGCGGTGGCGCTCCTTGAGCCCGAATTTGAATGACTGGATGATGCCGGTGCGGATCGGCGCCGGCAGGGCGCGGAAGCAATGTGGGCACAGACGTTGCCACCGATCGCGCTCCCGGCCGCAGCCGGGAACGTCGCAAGGATGGTGGCGCCTGGCCATTTCAGCACCGGACCGCCGCTTCGCGAAGGCGCCGCAGGCGCGCGTCGACCGTGGCGAGCTGGCGCGAGACGCGCGGCGTGGGGCTGGCGGCGCGGCGGATCAGATATAGCTGGTGGCGTCGCTCGGCGGCCTGCAGCTGGCGGGCGATCGCGCGTTTGCGGGAGCGCTCGCGCGCCAGCAACAGCTCGAGCTCGTCCAGTTCGGCGGGGCTGAGCGTGCGGGCGCGAATCGCCTCGAGCTGGGCGAGGCGCGCGATCTGGGCGGGGACATCGCGGCGCATCAGCGGGCGCTCCACGCGGTTTCGCGGCACAGCGCCTCGGCATGGCCGGGGATGGCCACCGCATCGCGCAGGGCGCGGGCAAGCTCGTCGGCGTCGCTCGCCGGAATGTCGAAGGATTCGCCGTCGCGGCGAATGATCCGGACATCCTCGCTGCGTGGGCGATAGATCGCCTGCACGCGCGCAGTATCAGCCATGACGGGTTCCTTGCTGGAGGGAGGCGAGCAATGCGGCGCGGCCGCGCATGCGTCCGGGGCCGAAATCGGGGCGCGGCATTGGGGCCGGCGCCGGCGCGGGCGACAGCACGGCCGCGAGATCAGGATGGCGCATGCGCGAGGGGATGCCGGAGATCATGGCCAGATCCCGAGACTGCGCAGGGAGATGGCGAGCACGGCGCCGGTGCCGAGCATCGCGGCGGCGACGGTGAGCCGATCGGCGGTTTCCTGAATGCGGGCGATCATGCCGATGTCCTGGCGTCGCGGGCGGCCTGCTGTCGCAAGCGGCGCTGGATCTCGCGCTTGTGCTCGTGCGGCTGGCCGGTGTGACGGTTCAGCTTCGCAATTGAGTTCCCGCCGCGTGCATGATCAGGCTTGTGGGTCTGCAAGTGACGGCGGATATTTTCGTAGCCGTAGATCTTGCCGCTGCGCAGCTGCGCAGCTGCAGCGAGAGCGATGCCGGCAGCGGCCGACATGAGATTGCTGGTTTTCATGCGCGTGCGAGCTCCAGTGCGCGTGCCTGCATCGCGGCACGGATGGGGGGAGGAACGGTGCCGGCGGCGGCGGGGCCCGAGGGCGATCGGCGATCGAGCCAGGCATCGAATTCGCCGGCATCCCAGCGACTGTGCATGTGAATGCTGCGGGGTCCCTTGATCATCCGACCGCGCTCGATTCGCGGCGTGACCGGGAGCGGCATGCCGTCATGCTCGGCGAGCACGCGGAGCTTCTCGATGATCGTGCGGACGCAGCGGAAATGCGCGATCTTCAGATCGCGGGCGACATCGCCCAGCGCATATTCTCCGCGGCGGCCACCGGTGAGGGGGAGATCGCCGGTGGCCGCCGGGGCAACAGCTTCACTCTCGGGGGGAGCGGGCGTGCTGCTGATCAGGCGGAGGGGGAATCCTCTTGTCGGGAAGGGCGTGATTTCGCCCATAACTTGCCTCCTTGGAAATTCGGTGCGGAGGCAGAACTACCCAATAAGGGAAGTTTCGGCAAGCGGGAAAATCACCATTATGGGGATACGGGACGAGGAGGGGGCATGTGGAGACGCGAAAAGGGCCGCCGCGGCACATGCCGGGGCGGCCCTTTCAGCCGATCAGAAGCGCGCGCGATCAGGCGCGGCGGCGTGAGTCTCCGGGCTCTTCGGCGTGGAAGCTGGAAAGGCTTTCGGCGACCTTCAGCACCGGCCCGGCGATCTCCTCGCCGCGGCGCATCGATTCGAGCACGGCGCGCTCGCGATCGTCGCGGGCGGCGAGCTGGTTGTCCTCTGCATTGAGAAGCTGGCCGATATCGACCCCGAGCACGCGGGCGATACGCCCGAGCCAGACCAGATCGACGGGGCGATCACCGGTTTCGAAACGGCTGATCTGCGTCTGGCTGGTGCCCAGCGTTTCCGCGATCACGCGCAGGGTGATCCCCTTGCCCTTGCGGACCTCGCGTATGCGGTTTGGCGGATTATCGAGCTGTTTCACCATTTCGGTGATGTGAATCACTATGCCCACGTCTTGCTATCCACTTTTCCGGTAATTTTCAGCGAAAGGGCTCTTGCCACAAACTTACCATTATGGGAAGTCACTGGCATGACGACATTGGCGGGACGCAAAATCAGGCAGTTCCGGGAGGGACGCCAACCGAAGATGGGCCGGCCGGCATTCGCCGAGCGGATCGGCGTGAAGGCGGGCACCGTTCAGGGATGGGAAGAAGAGGGCAAGCGCCCCGACAAGGCCGAGGTGGTCAACCGCCTGGCCGCCGAGGGCATCGCCACCCACGCCGACTGGTTCGTGAAGGCGGAGTGCTCCGAATGCGCGCTGCCGAGCGACGATGACGCGGTGGCCGCGTGCGGCCGTGCGGATTGCCCGCTGGCGCACCGATTCGCGGGTGTCGGGCAAGGGGAAGCGTGATGACATTCGGGGCACCGCTGTTCCTTATTGATGTTCCTTATATGTTCTTCCTAGGATATTTCCTACAACGCAAGAGGAGTCTGCGATGATCGGTCTCACAGCGATGCAACAGCGCGCGTGCGACCACATCGTGCGGCAGCGCGCGATGGGCGTGGAGCCCACGACGGCCGATATCGCGAGCGGCGTTGGCCTGAAGGCGCGCAGCAGCGGACATCGGCTACGCGAGCTTGCCGTGGAGCGTCTAGGTGGCCGGAAGGGGCTGGATCGGCTGGTGCCACGGGCGCCCGACGGGGCGCGCCTGCTGCTGGTTCCCGTGCCCGGCCTTCCCATGCCGTGGGAGCAGGAGTGATGCCGCGCGGCGTGTGGACCGACACGACGCCGGGCAAGCGCAGCGCGGCGGCGAAGAAGGCGGCGCGCAGCCGGGTGCGGCGTTCGCGCGTGCTGGCCGATCGGCGGGCGCTGCATGCGTTCCTGCACGAGGGCGGCCCGCCGCTGCCGGCGCCGGAGCAGGGAATATCGGAGGATCGCGTGCTGCGCGGGGACCAGATCCGTGGCGTGATCGACGGCGCGATCGCGCGGCTTCGCGAGCGTGATGCCGCGATGGTGGAGGCGGCGGAGTGATGGCGCCGGTTCTCTTTCGGCCGTCCTGTGGCAGCGACGGGGCCGACTTCATGGCGCGTTGGTGTGGCCGGTGTCGCCTGGATCGCGCATTCCGCGAGGACCGCGGCGATAGCTGTACGATCGCAGCCGCCACCATGGCGTTTGCGATCAGCGACCCGGAGTATCCTCGTGAATGGCGCCGTGACGGCCCCAGCGGACCGCGCTGCACTGCCTTCGAGGCGATCGACCCAGCTGATACCCCGCTGGATCCGGCTGCAGTCGTCAGGCCGCTGCTGTGACCGTGGAACGTTCCTCGTGAAACATCCCAAGGGCCCCGATGCGAGCGAGATCGCGCGCATGCTGAACGCCAATGCGGCGGCGCTGGCCCGAAAGCTGTATCCGGCGGGCAAGGAATATGGCGGGTTCTTCCATATCGGATCGGTGGAGGGGGAGCCGGGCAAGAGCCTGAAGATCCGCACCAAGGGCAACCGGCAGGGCAGCTGGGCGGATTATTCGCGCGATCCCGGCGACAAGCTGGGCAAGGGCGACATGCTGAAGCTGCTGCAGCTGACCGTGGGCAATGGCGACATCAAGGAAGCCATCCGGGAGGCGAAGCGTTTTCTGGGACTCGATTCGATGAACCCGCGCGCGATGGAGCAATTCCGCGACCGCACGCGCGCCGCCGCCGAGAAGGCCGAGCGGCAGGCGGCGGGCGAGACGGAGCGCAAGCGGTTGAACGCCGTGAACCTGTGGGGGCATGCGCAGCCGCTGGAGGGCAGCCCGGCGCAATCCTATCTGGAGGGGCGCGGGATCGACTTCGCCAAGCTAGGGCACTTCCCCGGCGCGCTGCGATACCGGCACGACGTGTGGAGCAGCGAGGCGCGGCGGGCGATGCCGGCGATGGTATCGCTGTTCGTCGGCGGACTGGATGCCAAGTCCAAGGGCGCGCACGTGACCTATCTGGAGCGCGGGCAGCGGGGCTGGACCAAGGCACCGCTGGAAACCGCCAAGATGATCTGGAGCCCCGCATATTGGGGGGCGCATATCCCGCTGAACAAGGGCGCGGCGGGCAGGATGCCGCTGCGCGACGTGCCGGCGGGGACGTGCGTGCATATCAGCGAGGGGATCGAGGACGGGCTGACCGTGGCGATGGCGGATCCGGCGCTGCGGCTCGTCGCCGCCGGCACGCTGGGCAATATCGGCGCGATGCAGCTGCCCGGCGCGGTGGCGGCGCTGATCATCGTGGGGCAGCACGACAAGCCCGGCAGCCCCGCCGACGGTTCGCTGGAGAAGCAGATTGCGCTGCACCAGGCAGCGGGGCGGCGCGTGAGCTGCATCTGGCCCGAGCCGGGATTCAAGGATTTCAACGATCAGCTCCGCGGCATGCGGATGGAGGGGTTATGAGCGGCAAGGATGAGCGCAAGGATCTGACGGCGGTGCCGCGTCCGGTTGCGCCGGCGCCGCGGCGCAAGCTGATCGACCTGCGCAATGCGCCTTCCAGCATGGAGCAGGCGGCCGAGCGCTGGGCGGGGCGTGGGCGGTGAACGCCCGAGCTTTCAATCTTTCTCAGGAGATCCGGTCATGAGCAGAGCGACTGCAATTCGATGGAGCGACAACGACCGCTATTTCGGCCCGTTCACCTATGCCCACGAACCTCGCTATCGAAAGCTGGCGATCATGCTCGGGTCCGGTGATGGGGATGATTATCCTCATTGCCGCCTGCGCATCGCAGTTGGACCCCACACGCTGATCGTCCGACTGCCTGCGCTGATCAAACCTTGGCGTAAGTGGCATGAAATCACGACCGAGCCGACACGGTCCCAGATCCTCGCACAAGGCAGACGCCCCGGCTATTGGGATCAGCACGCTCGGGAGTTCGGGCTCTCCCTATTCGAGGGATCGCTGCACCTCCATTACGGCCCGCAGACGCACGACAGCGAGACGACAAAAAGCAAGTGTTGGTTCTATCCGTGGCGCGAGCACCGCTTCGTTCGCCACAGCCTGTACGACCTGGACGGCGAGCATTTCGCAGACCTGCCGGAATGGGGCTTTCGGCATAAGAATGGCTGGGCTGTAAAGAATGCCATTGAGGCAGCGTGCCCTGTAGCGAAGTTTGCCTTCGACGACTTCGATGGCGAGCGCATCACAGCAACCTGCCGTATTGAAGAACGTGAATGGCGTCGCGGAAAGGGCGTGTTTCGTCTGCTCTTCATCGGCCGCAACAAGGTTGGCCGCTCGCTCGACCTAAGCTTTTCGTCGGAGGTTGGCCGGCGCAAAGGCTCGTGGAAGGGCGGCACGGTCGGACACAGCATCGCGATGCTGCCAAGCGAACTCCATGGCCCTGCGTTCCAACGCTATTGCTCTGAACAGGGTCTGCGCTTCGTCGGTCCGTCCGAGTGACTCCAGCCGAAACCATTTGCGCGTTTGAGGCCGACTGACCCATGGCGGGGGGAACCGACAACAACATCGATCGCGTGATCGCATCCGTGGGGAAGCCCGTGGAGGCGCCCGACATGCGGGTGCGCGAGACGGAAGGCGACCTGTTCGACGAACCGGCGCTGCCGGTACCGTGCCCGGTGATCCCGCTGGGCGTGCAGGGCATGAAGATGTGGGTGCTGGACGGCAACAACCAGCTGCAGTGCATCGCGACCGATTGCCGGAAGGGCGACCTGCAGCTGCTGTTCGGCGATTCCTATCTGCTGCGGCACTTTCCGCAATGGACCAAGGAACAGCTGAAAAAGGATCTGGCCGAGCGCGGCCCGCCGGACAAGTTCGACCAGGCCGATGCGCAATCCGCGCTGATCGAGGAATGCCGCGCGCGGAAGATATTCGATCCGCAGGGGCGGGTTTTCGGCCGCGGGGCGCACCGGATCGGCGAGGACGAAGAGCAACTGGTGCTCCACATGGGCAGCAGCGTGCTGAGCGTCGGCGAGGCGGACAAGAAGGGCAAGCGCACGGTGAATCCGATCGCCTATCCCGCCGGTAGACTGGGCGATCGCTTCTTTCCGGCGCTGGCCCCCCTCCCCGCGCCTGCCGAAGTGGCGAGCACGACGGCCGAGGCGATGGCGCTGCACAAGCTGTTTGGCCAATGGAACTGGAAAGAGCCGGTGGCAGCGCAGCTGCTGCTGATCGGCATGGTGGGCCAGATGTTCATTTGCGGGGCGCTGAGCTGGCGTTCGCATATGTGGCTGAGCGCGCCCACCACGGCGGGCAAATCGACGCTGCAGAAGCTGCTGCGCGCGATTTTGGGCGGGTGGTGCCTCCATACCGAGGATGCGAGCGAGGCGGCGATCCGCCAGACGCTGAAGGACGACACGCTGCCGGTGCTGATCGACGAAGCCGAGGCGGACGATAATTACGAGCGGCAGCGCGCGATTTTGAACCTGCTGAAAAAAGCGAGCTCGGGCGCGAAGATGCACCGCGGCGCCGCCGATCACCGGGCGCAGGAATTCACGGCGCAGAGCTGTTTCCTGCTCTCGTCCGTGCTGCACGGGCTGGTGAAGGGCGAGGAATGGAACCGCGTCGCGATCCTCGAGCTGATGCCCGTCGTTTCGACCGACAAGATGTGGGAGGGGCCGGACCTGAAGCACTGGCGGCTTGCCGGCCGGCGGATGCACCGGCGGATGATCGAGCAATGGCCGCGCTTCGCCCGAACCCTGGCCGATTACAAGCGCGAGATCTGGACCCATGGGCTGGAGGGGCGCTGGCAGGACACGTTTGGCACCCTGCTCGCCTGCGCCGACTGCCTGCTGCACGAGACGGCGCCGAGCCTGACAGGCGTGCACGAGGAGGCTTTCGGGCGCGAGAAGGAATGGGTGCGATCCGTGCTGCCGATGATGACGCGCGGGCGCAGCCAGGCGCGGAGCGACGTGGAGCGTTGCATCTCGCATCTTATGTATTCGCTGCTCCCCGGCGATCACGGCCGGCACGCCGAGACGGTGGGCCAGTGGATCGAGAAGGCGATGCGCGAGCTGCAGACCGAAGGCGGCCTGCAGATGGGGATCGACGAAGCGGCGCGGGCGCGGCTGAAGCCATATGGCCTGCGGCTGATGCTGCTGAAGCAGGGCGATCGAGGATGGCTGTCCGACGGCGAGCCGCTGCCCAATGAACAGGGCTGGGACGAGGGCTGGCTGGCGATCGCCTATCCGACGTGCCAGCCGCTGAAAGAGCTGTTCAAGGGCACCGAATGGGCTTCGGGCGCGTGGATCCAGTCGCTCGGCAAGGTGGAAGGGGCGATCACCACGAAGCTGAAGCCGCGCTTTGGCGGCCCCGGACCCGAGAATGCCATCGCGATCCCGCTGCGGGCGCTGCGGGGCAATGTGGACAGCTAGGAGACCGACATGATCACGCAACAGCGATATGATGAGCTTATGCGAGCAACCGCTCGTGCGAAGGCCGCGCTGAAGCCCGGCGATCGCATCGTCTTTACGAGCTGCCCCGGCACAAAGCGTTGGGCAACCGTTACCGGTTGGGACGGCAACTGGATCTGTACCGCGACGCGGAGCGACATTAGCGCCGGGTCTATTTCCCGTGTGAACGGCGAGCACGTCACCTTTAACGACACTATCGAAATCGGCGGCCGATCTTATCGCCGCTTCATTCGCCATCCTGATGAGGTTGACGACGGCACGGTGCGCTGCATCCAATGCGGGCAGATCGATGAGCTGGAATGGCACGACGGACAGCCATGCCGCGACGCGCTGATTGAGCGCGTCCCGACGCCAAGGCCCGAGCTAAGCCCACCGTTTTGACAGGCCAGAACACCTCCACCGCCGTCATGCAGCGGCGCAGGGTGGCACCGGATAGCCTGGACTATTTCCCGACGCCGCCCTTCGCCACGCGGGCGCTATGCCGCTTCCTGCACGAGCTGGGGTATGCGATCGAGGAACAGGAGGCGTGGGAGCCGGCGTGCGGCGAGATGCACATGGTGCGGCCGCTGCGCGAATTCTTCGCAGCGGTGCGCGCGAGCGACGTCCACCGCTATGGCGAGGATCACGCGCTGCTGGACTTCACGGTTACCGGGCAGTTCGAGCCGAGAACCGATTGGGCGATCAGCAACCCGCCGTTCGTGCTCGCCGAGGCGTTTATCCGCACCGGACTGGCCGTGGCGCGCGTCGGCGTTGCTATGCTTCTGCGCGGTGCCTTCCTTGAGGGGCAGGAACGCTATAACGGGCTGTTCAGCGATCATCCGCCGGATTACGTGCTCCAGTTCGCCGAGCGCGTTTGCATGCTGGAGGGGCGCCTGGTGCAGATCGGCACCCCGGACCCGTTCTCGGCCGATCAGGACGGCAAGCTGAAAAAGGCGTCGACCGCGACAAGCTATTGCTGGTTCGTGTGGCTGACCGATGGCACCGGCGACACCCGGCTGCGCTGGATTCCGCCGTGCCGGCTCCTGCTCGAGCGGGCAGGCGATTATCCGGATTATGCGGTTGCGGCGGCCGGTGCGACCCGAGGTCCGCTGCTCTAGCGCGTTACTTGCGCTTCTTGCTCTTGCTTGCCTTTCTGGCCTTCTTCACCTTGGGCGGTCGGGCCAGATTTGCCATCATTTCGGCCGCATTCTTCACGTGGCGCGCGCGCTCGCCTAGCCGCTCTAGCACGCTGGGCGGGTAGATCTTGTGCAGCGTCACCTCTCCCTTGATCCGATCGACGACATGCACATTCTCATCGACTAGGTAGAACTCCGGTGGTTCCGAAAAGTGATAGGTATGACCTTGTATTGCCATCTCATTCATCCCACCCCCATGGTTCCGCACGGCGGCCTGCCGCGCGAACCTGCACGCCTATCCGGGGCGCAGCCGGCGCGGCGAGCGCGGGGTGTTCCGAAATCGTCTGGTGGATTGATCCATGTTAAGGGCGCGCGAGTCGACGGTCAGGCGTCAGGCGAAGGGAAGCCGAGGCTGCAGGCGCCGATCGCCAGCAAAAAGCAGCCGCCGACGAGCCATCTGCGCCATCGCCCCAACGGTACGGCCGCCTGCAGCGCATCGCCGGTGATCGCGGCGAGCTGAGCGACGCCCGCCGGCATGAACGCCCGGTTGATCGCGCTGGCCCAGCTGGGCGCGTCGATCGCCCAGGCAATGCTGCTGGGCAGGATCAGCATGTAAAGTATCATGCGTCGGCTGTGCTGGAGCTCGGGGCTCGGCGGATCGGCGTCGCGCATATCGGCGATGTGCAGCACAAAGCCGAAAGCGGCGGCGGCAATGGCGGCGGCGATCGTCTGGGACATGGCGGGCCAAGCTGCCACGGCGGGCGGTTCCGGCGCAAGTATCGCGCTGCGGGACACCCAGCCCCGGTGCGGGCTGGCAAGTTTGTCGCCAGTAACCTACCCGAATTGGACAGTTGAGCGCACGAACTAGACGACCCGTCTGCCACGAATACTGGTCAAACAAATAACTCGGCCGCGCAGCGCCGCACCGCGGCGCGATGCGCGCGGCCTCCTTCGTCTGCCTCCCCGCCTCGCCTCCCTGTTCACCCGGACCCGTTTCTAGCGATCAAGTTTCACGCGAATTCTGGGTGCAGCGACGGGTCGGGGGTGTACCGGATGTTCCAGACTTGGAACGCGGTAAGGCACTGATAAGCCTGTATTTAGTTGCTGATCTGGGCCGTTCCGTCCCAAGCGGGGCTCCCGCCGATGTGCGCCCAAGCGGCTGTGCCTCACGTGCGCGCGAGAAGGCTGGAACATCTGGAACGCGGCACTAATCCTCTCTCTTTAGCGTCCCAAGGATAGAACATTTAGGACGGCCCCAGAGGGGGCTTGCGCAGTTTCGCCGCCATGTTTCTCAGCCCGACTCCCGAGCCGAATTTAATAGGGGGCAGATATGCCGCTCCCGCCGCCCGATGGGTGTGCGAGGTGCGTGGGCGTCGGGCGGCTGGGGATTTTTTCGGCCGGGCGGGCTTGGTGCTGGCGCTCGAGACTGGCCTGGCCGAGGCCGGCGAGGGTGTCGATCGGCATCCTCGCCGGATCCTTGCGACCCACGGTTTTCTGCCGTTTCTGGCGGGTCGATTCGGCTATGTCGCACGGTGCGTTGTCGCATGGGGGCCGCAAGGGCTTGTGAAGACAGCATTTTTGGAGGGCAGTCGTCAGATTGCCAATCTGACGACGCGCGGCGCCGAGCGCGCCCAGATCGGCCAGCCGGGCGGCCTGCCGGCGCCGATCGGAGGGGGGGTGTCCCCCCTTTCGCGCCGTCGCGCGACCCCCAATGTCCCTGGCGTCCGCCGGAGCTGGAGCTCGGAAAATCTTTCGGAAGGTTCGATCGCGACTTGTCGCGGTGAGCGCATCGACGGGTGCGAGGGGCCGCGAAGTTCAGTTGCGAAAATGGGGTCGGGGGTACGGGCTTTCCCGCGCCGCGAGACTTCAGGCGCGAAGCGCGCCGAATCCGTTCGCAGGGCAATGGGTCGGGGTGAAGCTGAGGCTCATCATCCGCTCGGTGCTGGCAAGTCGGAGAGTCTGACTCCGCCGGCGGGCAGTGTCAACGAAATACCCAAGGGGCGTCCGGTACTGCTCGCAAGGCACCCGGCGGGCGGCGATCGCGCCGCCCCTCGCGGCGTTCAGCGCGCGCCCCGCCGATATCGGAGGATCGAATGAAGCGTCTCGGCTTGATCATCGCGGCTTCGCTGCTCGCGGGCTGCGCCGGTGGGCAGGGCGTCAACTCGGCCGGCGCCGTCGTCTGTTCGCGGCAGGATTCGGTGCGCGCCGGCCTGATCGCGGCGATGGTGAAGGCTGAGACGATCGCGGACCCGGTGAAGCGCGAAGCGGCGCTGGGTGCGCTGCGCGTCAGCCTGGCAGCACTCGACAAGTGCCCGCGGCTATGAGCGGGGAGCACTATGATTGCGCACAGGTGCGACAAGCCCGGTTGCTCGCATGCCTGGTGCTCGTCGTCGCATGGGTCGGCATTATCGCAGCGGCCTGGGCGCTTTCGTGATCTCTGGCGCGCCCGTTCCTGAAAAGCGGCACAGTGCGATGGCTTCGCGATTGCCGCGCATCGTGGCGTTGCGCAAGGCAGGTGAGCTTGTCGGGCAGGTTGCGCTGGCGGCGGGCATGGGGATCGCCGAGCGGACGCTGCGCGCCTATTTGGGTGCCGATCGCGGGATTACCAGCTTCACGTTGCTCGCCGCGGCGAAGGTGCTGGAGCATCGCGCGGGGCTGCTGACCGACCAAGCAGCGCATCTGCGGGCGCTCGCCGGGGGCAAGCCCGATGGTGCCTAACCTCGGATATTGTCCGGCGGAGGCCGAAGGGAAGCGGGTTCGCGTGCGGATGGCGCATGGCGGGATCGGCCGCTGCGATCCCAATCCGATGAGCCCGCCCGGCTGGGCGGCGGACGGCAAGGGTGGTTGCCGCTGGAGCCTGACGGGCAGTCCCTTCGATATCGCCGAGTATGAGGTAATCGCCTGATGGGCGCTGAACCCTCCGCGCTGATGAAGGCGATGACGGCCGAGGCCGGCACCATGCTGGGCGTCGATGCCGATACCGAACAGCTGGATCTGCTGCGGGGCGAAGACGGCAGGCTGCCTTCCGATATTTTCCGGCGGATGCGCGAGAATGCCGAGCGCGGCGTGGGGCGCCCTGCCGGTTCGGGCAACAAGCGGACGCAGGCGCTGGCGAAGCTGATCGTGCACAAGTTCGGCGATCCGGTGGAGGCGATGGCCTCGATCTATTCGATGCCGCTGGACCAGCTCTGCGAGCTGCTGATGATTGCCGATGGATCGCGTGAGCGCGAGCATTTGATGGCCATGCGGCTCGATGAACTCGAAACGCTGCTGAGCCGTGTGCTGGCAGGTGAAGTGTCGCTGACTGACAAACAAATCGAACGGCTCAAAGTCTTGGTCGACCGTGTGCAGAACGATTTCCGGGTGCTCAAGGCGAAGCCCGGCGAGCTGGCGCTGAAGGCCCTGCTGCTGCAGCGCGATTCGGCGCGCGAAGTGGCGCAGTACGTCCACAGCAAGATGCCGGTGGCCGTCGACGTGACGATGCGCCCCGACGTGATCCTGAACATTCCGGGGCTGACCGATGCCGCCGCGCTGCAGGATTTCGTCAACGCGCCCGAGCTGACCAGCGATCAGCTGGAGGCGCTGGAATACACGCCGTTCGAGCCGGTGCCCGACGACAGCGAAGAACGCGAGCCGCTGGGCGACGATGACGAAGTGGACGGCGAATGACCGACGCGGGCCTCAAGGAAATTGAAGGCAAGCCGGGTGACCCGTGGTTTGAGCTGCTGTTCGCAATGATGGAGGCGATGCGCGAGGCGACCACGCCGATCCTGGATCAGGCGTTTGATGATCCGCGTGATGCGTTGTCCGTTCTCATGTCCTCCGCCGCCACCTTCGCCGGGGTGCAAGCAGGCACACTGATGGCGACGGGGGCGCTACGGCAACAAGATAAGAAGCGCGTTTGTGAGGCGGCGCTTAAGAATTTTCGGCAGGGGATCGATTTCGGCCTGAACCGCGGACTCCGGATCGGCACTGAGCAACATGGCGGGGCGGCATGAAGCTCCCCCCCACCTTTACCGACAACGCGCTGAAGGCGTTGAGCTCGGCGGCGGTGATTACCGCGACGGTGCTCGAGCTCTGCACGGGTGCGATCGTGGAAGCGCGGCCGCTGCGCGATCTGCCGACGCGATCGGTGGAGCAGCACCGGATCGTGACGGAAGCCGATCGGATCATCCAGCGGCTGGAGGAAGTCGATCCCGAATTGCTCGAGCCGGAGGCGCGCGAGCGTTATGGCAATCTGTTGGCGGCGTCCAAGGGCCTGACGATGAAGTTCGTCGGGCCGGTGGCGCATGCCTTCCGGGTCGACAAGTCGGCAGTGTCGACGATCATGGGGCCATACGGCTCCGCGAAGACGACGACGTGCTTCCAGAAGATCATCAATTCGATCCTGTGGCAGCCCAAGGGACCGGACGGGGTGCGGCGGGCGCGCTGGTGCGTGGTGCGCGACACCTATGGGCATCTGCAATCGAACGTCATGGCCGACTGGTTCATGTGGTTTCCGAAGACGAAGGAAAATTACAACCTTTCGACCAACACCCATAAATTGCGCTTCGCGATCCCGGTGGCGCCGGGGCAGCTGGAATGGCTCGAGCTAGAGATGCTGTTCCGCGCGGTCGACAACCAGTCCGCCGAAGAGCTGTTCAAGGGCATGGCGCTGACGGGGCTGTGGCTGAACGAAAAGGACACGCTGCACCAGGACGTATTCAAATACGGCTTCCCGCGCGTGGGCCGCTATCGCCCGCCGGGCACGCCGATCGGCGGCTGGAGCGGCGTGATCGGCGACATGAACGCGCCCGCCGAAGACAGCTGGACCTATGATTTCAACGTCAACAAGAATATCGGGCTGACGCCCGAGGAAATGGCGGCATACCAGCGCGAGTTCGGCGAGAATTTCCGCGTGTCGTTCCATGTCCAGCCCGGCGGGCTGAGCGCCGGTGCGGAGAATATCGCCAACCTGCCCAAGGGCTATTACGAGCGCATCCAGATCGGCATGACGGAGGCGGACAAGCGCCGCTTCGTGCACAACCAGTTCGGCGCGGTGCGCGACGGCAATCCGGTCTATTCGCAATATGCCGACACCCGGCACTGCGTGGCGGGCATGCGGGTCGATCCGCGCTTTCCGGTGCATCTGGGGCTGGACGGCGGCAACACGCCGGCGGCGCTGTTCGGCCAGAAGGTGGCCGGGCAGGTGCGCGTGGTCGACGAATGCGTGATCTACAAGCCGGGCAAGGAAAAGACGCTCGAAAATCTGGGCGCAAAGGAATTCGGCCAGAGCTGCGGCCGCTACTGGAACGAGAATTTCAAGGGCTGCCGGCTGGGCGACACGCATTGGGCGGACCCCTCCGCATGGTTCGGCGACAGCGACGCCAATGCCGAGGATCGTGCGTGGATCCACAAATTCGTCGCAGGATTCAAGGAAATCACCGGCGTGGCGCTGAAGTTCAAGCCGGCGCCGGTGAAGCGCAATTTGATCGGGCCGCGGCTGGAAGCCGTTCGCGAGCAGCTGAAGGGCGTGAACGACAATCAGCCCGCTTACGTGATCAGCGACCTCTGCAAGGTGCTGCGCGAAGGCTATAATCGCGGCTACGTGGTGGTGCGGGTCGAATTCTCGACTGGCGGCGGGCGCTGGAAAGACGAGCCGCTGAAGAACGACTTCAGCCATGTCCACGACGCCAACCAGTATCTGGTGCTGGGCCTCGTCAAGCATGACGGCTGGGAAGACGCCGCCGGCAAGGGCGCGGCGCAGCGCAAGCAGCGCGGCAAGGTCAATTTCGGCAACGGGCATTTCGCGCATCGGCCTGCCGGCATGCGCGCGGCGAACGATAATCCGGATTGGGCGATGGGGAGGGCGGCATAATGGCTGGCGTGGCGAAATTCCTGCTGTCTCCGATCACGGCGGTGGCCAGCGCATTCATCAAGAAACCTAAGGCGCCGAAGCCGATGCTGCCGCTGCCGGTGGCCACGCCGCGCGCCAATTCCGCCGTGTCCGACGCGTTGCTGAGCCGGCGCGGATCGGCGGCGAACATGCGGACCGGGAGGGGCGGCGCTGAATCCAGCACCGGCACCAAGAAGACCCTGATGGGACAATGATGGAGGCGACGATGACCAAGACCGTGGAATATGACCTGCCCGTTCTGCTCGACGGCAATGTCGACGATGTTCTGGCCAAGGTGAGCGATATGCCTACCAAGACGCTCGAGCAGCTGCTGGAACTGGAAAAGGGCGGCAAGACGCGCTCGACGCTGCTGACGCCGGTGGAAGCCGAGCTGAAGCAGCGCGCCGAGAAAGGCGGCAAGCCCGAGGGGCTGACCGGCACAGCGGCGGGCGTGACAGACGACAAGGTGCGCGCGGCGGCCGAGGCGGTTGCGGAAGCGGGCGCGCCAAAGACCTTCACGCAGGCCGATCTCGATGCCGCGCTGGAGGCACAGATCGAGCCGCTGATCTCCGGAATGGCCGAGCTTGGCTATCCGCCGAATGGTGGACCCGAGGATGCGTCGCCGATCGACAAGGCGCTGTTTGCGCTTGCCGGCGTGCAGGCCGATCGG